TGCAGTTAGTTGCACTTCTTCCACCGTGACTGTGGCGTCAGTAGTGTCGTTAGTAACTAGAGCCATAAGCCCACGAGGCCAATTATTACATTCTTGGGCGGTTAAGACTTGCCCTGCTGTGAAGTCATCGTTAGGTGATAGCGCCATGATTTAGGGCCTTTCAGGGAATGTGACGGTGAAGGCTGGGGTCCATATGGCTGGGAAGTCTCGCAGCTGTTGGCGGTAGGTCGCCCATGCGGTTTTGTCGGTTGGGGTGTCTGGGATCATCGCCCAATCGGATTCGACTAGGAGTGCGTCACGGCGTAAGCGCATACGCTCTATGAGCCATTCGTCGGGTGCTGAGGTTTCGTGGTCTGCTAATAGATTCATCATGCCGCCTTGTAGTAAAGATTCCAAAAGAAAGTGTCGGACACCGCCCAAGTAAATGGGACTGCTGCCCCTGCGTTTGTTCGGCTTGCATAAGTTCCAGCGGTGTTAGTAACCGAGGTGTAAACAGTGGTTGCAACACCTACGGAAATAGCGTCTGATGGGACAAGCGTTCCTGCTGAAGCGTCCTGATAATAAACCAATCCAAAAGGCTGACCTGTAGCAACCATATAGGCGTCACAGTTAATAGGCAGACCTAACTGGATTGGGCCAGTGATTGCGCTGGTGCTACCTAGAGCGAATTTGCCGTAAAAATGCACAAAGTTATTAACTCGGCAGTAGTAAGCAATCTTTGTTCCGTTGCCTACCGTCACGCCACCAGGGAAAGTCATAGAGGTTGAATAATCCGTGTAGGTCCCGATGACCGTGTTGCCGATAGCAAGTTTGGTTTGGACCGCCTCCATCGCATCGTTAATGTCGGAGTGCTGTTGAGCGTGCGACGGTGATGTCAACAGACTTGTCGTCGTCGGATTAGTGAAAGCGTCAATCGCTGTGGGATAAGTACTAGCCATGTGTTACCAACCTAACCTAGAGGCCGTATCGTCGGCACTTGAATCATTGTAAACATAATTTGTCTCCTCATAAGTGATTTCAGGCTGATCGTAAGTAATGCCCGTCCCACCCAAAAGACCTAAAGTAGTCGAGTTAAGAATAAAGAACTGGTAAACAGTCAACGGACTAAAAAAGACTTGAAACAATGTTTCGCTAGGGGTCGCCGTTATCTGCACGCCTTCAATCACTACCGCTTCAGTCTGCGGTGATACCGGGCTACCAGTCTTTTTTTGTATCTGATAAGTGATATTTGTAGTTCGCAGATAACCAAAAGATCCTGAAATGCTTGCAACAAACTGCCCTAGTTTTGTGGTGTCCTGCGAAACGTCAGAGAACCCGACCACATACCTCAAGTCGGTCGGATCGGATTGAGTGTTGGCAAGCCATGACGCAAGGTTAAGACCTTGGCTGTTTGACCAGTCAACCGACGACAATGAATAACCGTTCTGCCCGTAAGCAGATATTGAAGTTGCGTTTTGTGCTGTTTGTGTCGTTAACCCTGTCGGGCTGACCTGCACAAAATTCATTAGATTAAGACCGTTTTGGATACGTTCAAAAGTCTGGTATGCGATATTTGAAGCGGGCGTGTCATAAGAAAACGAATACGCTGCAGTCCAATTATCAACCGATGACCTAGCCATTGGTTGTAAGACTGATCCGTTATAAAACATCAACCCTTTTTCGGTTGTCATGTTTAACTGGACTCGACTGGCGACACTGCCCGTGTAGGTTGCGTTGCTGCAAGTGCTGTCACCGTTACCAGCAAACGGGACCACAGTCATTGAACTAGGTAACGGCCCACCAGACGCCGACTCAAAATAGTCAAGTTGTTTACCCGAAAAGTCAAGCGGTAACGAAAGACTATTTGCCTGCACTCGACCAGCACGATTCAGCCAATCCGAACACTGAATGGTCGCTGTAGATAAACCCGTGTTGCCGGGATAATCCTGAAACGATACGCCCTGCACCCAAAACGTCTGGTTAAATAAACCTGTTTTCAAACTGATTTCGTCGTTCAAAGTGAAACCAGTGACTTGGTTGGAATCGTTAACAATTTGGATAGACAAAATTTGCCCGTCATAGTTGTCTAAATAGTTTCGGCGACCAACCATGACATCAAAACCTAAAACGATGTTCGTAAAAGTCGTTACTGTCGTTTCGTTTTTTAACGCCCAAACAAGTTTTGCCATTACATCGCTCGAGTGTTAATTGGGACTGGCCCTACCTGACGGACATACTGCTGAAGGGCTCTGACGATTGCGTTCGGGTCGCCACCATTCACATTGACAGTTATCGTGTTGCCACCGATCGCGCCATTTGGGGTGATGTTTCCAGACGTGGTAGGCGTAAAGATCTCTGCTCCGCGCTCGCCCACAAGGTAGGAACTACCGCCCATGACCGAACCACCGTTTGCCCTTGCGCCCGAAATGCCAGCAAGAGTCAGCGCATCAAATTCACTCAGCCCGCCGTACTCGGCACCTCGAGAAAGATAACGAGCATACGCCTGCGCAGCTGCTGGACCCTCAGTACGAAACTTAAACAAAATCTCTTTAGATGAGATGCCGTCCATCGTGCCCGATATGCCAGCAAGGACGCCCGCGTAGGTAGCAAGTTTTGCTTCGTAGTCGTTAATGTCGGTTTGGGCCCCAGTGCCGAACGCTTTAGCGGCCGCGGCTTCAAGTTCGCCAAGTTTGGTTTTGGCGTCGTCAAGCGCAACCTCTTGGTCAAGCGATGTCGTCAAATTTTTCCATGCTGTATCCGCGTTAACAAGAGCCACGGTTGCTTCTCTCGTAGCGGTCGCAAAATCGTTCATCGGGTTGCGCGCTTGCTTGATCGCTTCCTTCATCAAATCGGCGTCGTCTCGAGCAAGCCTCATATCCTCAGCAAAAACAGGGATCACTTCTTTTTCGTCTTTGAACAAATCAAACACAAAACCTGCGGCGTCCTTAACACCACCAAGAGCCGTTTTAGTGAGTGCGAGCGGTGTCAAGTTCTCCGACATCCAAGTCGCGCCAGGTATTTTCTTGAACACATTACGAACGTCCATACCAGCGTCAATTACTTCGCCTAAACCACCTAAAGCAGGGACTAAAGACTCGCCAATAGAAAGCGACAGGTCCTCAACCTTGCCTTTAAGAACGTCCATAACATCGCGCAGTTCTTTAGCCCTAGCGAGTTCCTCGGGATTAATAACTTTTGCTCCAGAAACACTGTCTAAAGATTTTTTGAGATCGGTTGCACCCATGTCAATGAGCGTGGACATTGACTGCCAGCCCTTACCGAGCAGTTGGGCCGCAACCTTGGCTTTTTCTGCTGGGTCCTTAATGCCTTTAATGCGTTCAATGGTTTTAAGAAATGTTGCGTTAACGTCTAACGAACCGTCCTTAAGGTATACGAGGTCAACACCAAGGTTTTTAACTTTGTCCGGGTCTGCGCCAATGGTTTTGTTGAGGCGACCGATAGCGCCTTCAACGGCGTCAATAGGTACGCCAATGTCTCCAGCTGCTTCGATATAGCGTGAGGCGTCTTGAATAGATAAGCCTGTTGAGGTAGCAAACTTTTCGGCACCTAACGCCAAATCTTGAAACGCTTTAACACCGTCAAAAGCAAACTTGGCAAAAGCGATACCGCCAGCCACGGCAAACGTGCCAGCGTTAGCGGCCACTGAATCCATGACAGATTTTGAGCCTGCTTTGAATTTGTTGAGTCCGCCTTGAGCGTCACCAACCGAAGTTTGAAAGTTTTGAAATGCGGCTTTGGCGGCTTTGATTCCTTTGTCCTGAAACTCTGTGAGGATCGGAATGTTAATTGCCATTAGCGGTTCACCTTCATCAGTTCTTGATTCGCTTTAAAGATTACCTCTTTAATGACGGGCTCTAAAGCCTTTTGAAAATCTGGGATTGCTTTTTGGCCACCAGCCCAAACCATTCGCGACGGACCGCGACCAATCTTTTCGTTAAGTACGCCAGCAAAGTTCGGACGAGCACGCGGACCACCACGACTTCTATTGCCACTTTTGCCAGCCATGTCTGCGATCGCAAGCGCCGCACCTTTGGTGCCGACGGTAATAGTTCCAATGGTTTCATATTGAGCACCTAAAGCAATGTTTCGTTTGCGGGCTTTACGCGTGTTTGTTTTGACCACAACATTTTTGGTCTGTCCACTTTTCCACCCGGTACGCCACTGGCCGTCCATGCCTCGAGTCGGCGACGACGACGGCACTAAAGGCGTGATTGCATCAACCACAACTTGACCAAGTTTGCGAATTTCCTTGCCGTAAGCACGACGCAATTTAGGGTCAATGGAATTGATTGTGCGCAACGCCTCTTTCAGGCCAGTTGGCTTCAGATCAATTCCCAGACTCATCGTCGTTTCGCTTTCTCGTTATCCTCAACAATCAAGCGAACCATCTCGTCCACAACCGACGTTGGACAGTCCATCAAATCCAACGGACTGATACCTGTCCTAACTGCCAGCTGCGCTATGAGGTTGACGGCGCGACCTGCCTGCTTTTGTCTTTTGGGACGAAAGTAATGTCCCCTACCAACTCAATCCATTTGTTAAACACTTCAACGACCACACCGCTAGTGCGCACCGCGTCCCATGCCAACCATGCAAGAGCCTTAAATTTCATGTCCTCAAGAAATTGCCCGACGGACAGTTGCGGGTGATTATCCTCCCACCTACACGCAACACCGTAAGTGATCGGTGCTTCATGTACCTGTCCGTCAAGCATTTCTACTCGTAACGTCATTCCAATCATGTCGGGGCTCCTCTGTTTGTTGGTTGATTAGATCAGGCGGTGGTACGAACCCAGGTGCCCCCAGTGGCCGTCAATGTCATTGTATCGAGGGCCCCTGTTTGCGAGTTCACAACCATTGCGGTGCTAATCATCGCATTGGAAATCGTATAGTTGGGGTTTGCAACACCGACTGCTGCACTGGTGGGACTGATGACGATGGTGGTGTCGCCGTCGCCGAGTGCGTCGTAGATTGTTTTTTCAACGGCGGTTGCGCCGTATTCAAGCAGGACCGTTGCACTGACGCTCACTGTTTGGAGACCTGCCACGAATTTGTGTCCAGTATTTCCCATAACCGATGCTTCCAGAGAATCGAAGCCTGCGTCCAACGAAATTTGAGTGCAGTTCAAACTGATATTGGTTGCACCGATAAGCATTTTGCCTGAGCCTTGGTAAACGATTGCCATGTTCTTTTTCCTTTGTTAGTTAGCGTGTCGCTGTGAGTTTGATGGTGAGGTCATAACAGGGGAGGTCTTGCGACCCGATTGTTGCGATGGATGGTTGTCCCGAGATGACTGCAATGTCGGACCCGAGGATTGTGTCGGCGATGCCGAGAATGTAATCGGTGGAATCTTGGTTGCCGGGTGGCGCACCAAGGATTCGAATAGTGATTGTGACGTCGGAAACTTTGGATGTTGGGTTTGCACCGAACGATTCAAACGACGGCAACTCAATAAATACTGTGAGCGGTCGTGCGTTGCGCGGATCGGTGACAGGTTTGAGTCCAAGGGCCGTAAGTGATGCGGCGACCGTGTTGATCGCGTCGGTGAAAATGCCTGCCACATTAAGCCACCTGACTGCGTTTGACGCCAAGCAACTGATTGACGCGACCGAGTGTCATCAGCGGTGGTCCGCTCATGTCTTGGAACGACGCGTAACTGTCTCCAGTGGTCCCTCGTTCACGATAAAGCCCTGCGGCGTAAAGCGTGGTTCCTAATAGCACAGAGCCATCAGGGACGGTCGTGAGACTGTCGTGGTAACCCGCTTGCACGCGACGCCTGAAACACCAAGCGTTAGCAGCAGCGATACAAGTCGTTAAAAACGCCGTGTCGTTTGCAGTTGCGCCGTCAATACCAAGAAATTCCTCAACGGGCGCAATCGTGGATAGCCAAGTACATGACTGCGTCCAAGTGATCGTTCCCGTGGCAGTATCGCGATTGACATTGTCGCCTGCGTTCATCACTAACAACTGATTTAAAATCGTTGCGTCGTAATCGAATTCGTAGTCGCCTTGGATGCCGACACCGTGGAAGTAGAAGGTTGGAATCGCTTGCACGATGTATGTGCCATTGAAACCGTTG